AGTAACTTGGACTCTTGTCCCTGCCGAACTTACCGTTTTAGTTCCTGCCGTAAACGAAGCCAACTCAAGCCATCTTTTCTAACTCATCTTTAGAATAAACGTGGTTTTTATACTCAACAAAACCTGTATCGGGATTTGTTAGTGCCATCAATATCTCAACACCTATTATTTCCCCAGTATTGTCTTTCAAAAAATGAGTCATGTACTGAGGACGCTTTGCAGCAATTTTAGCAGCAGCCCTTTTGTATCGCTCATTTTTCCAGTCAGTTGTTTCAAGCTGCTCTCTAGCTTGTTCGTAAGCCCTCTTACCCGCAGCATCACTATTGCCTGAATGTTTAGTTGCTAAGTCACCTGCTATTTGTGCAACTGATTGAGTGTCGCCATAAGCGTACTTATTATCAGGCACATTGATAACTAGCCCACTATCTGCGGTTACAGATACATCTGTTTGTTCAGGCTTGTCTATAAATATATTTTTTGAATTAGTCATACATATGTAGGGCAGGGAGGCGAACCCCCCTGCCCATTGTCCAGCTTAGTTAGCTGCTCCTACCACACAAACCCAAGTTCCCTCTGAAAAGTGGCAAACTGCGGATTCGTTCTGAGTTGGAGTACCAACTGTTGCGTTTGAATTAGCAGCGTCCCGAAGCGTAATAACTTCAGAACCATCTGCGGTGTTGTCAATGACAACCATGCCTCGACCAGAAGTCCCAAGATCTGGAAGGTCTACGTTTCGTGCAGACCCTCCCGGATCAATAGCCTGGTAAGCATCGTCCCCTGCTGCAAGGGTAATAGTCCCTGAAGCAGTTTGGGCATTGTAACCACCATACTGTGGTGCGCCAATACTCATTTTATTTCTCCCTAGCGTGAATCATTGTGTTGTGACGCAACATTCCCGCTTTGGTTGTAAACCGTTTACGGCAACCATTTGAAAGACAGCCGTATTTTCGTTGTTTTATTTCAGCGCGCTTTTCACGTTGTTCAAGTGCGTATGCTAATTGTTCTTTAGCATCAGCAGCATCCACCTGCAAGTCGCTCTCACTGAGCGCGCTAGATGTCGGAGTCTCAAACGGAGTCTCAACCTTATCGGGAGCCACCATGAGCCAACCTTTTGACATCGCAGAAAAGAGTCCTTGTACTCCGCAAGGAGCAGACACAGTTTCGTAGTCGCCAGTTTTGGTACGCCTGTAAAACAGAGCAGTATCAGGACTGACGTACTCAGGGGTCGGAACCTTAGATATACCAAGATCCGAGCAGTATTTATCAACAAGAAGGGGAAATGATGACACAACAGTGTCGTGCCAAGTCCTTTGCTCCATAGTTGCTATCACTTGCGTTTACCTCTTTTTCCTCTACGTCGCTTTTTACGAAGACCTTCGGTTTTCAGAAGATTCGCCGTTGGCCTACTTTGAACTTCCTCGACCGCAGGTGGATACTCACTGAACATATGTGTAACACCCATTAGTTTCTGTACCTTCCCTGTTTCTGAATCAATTTGTTTAGGCGCAGGTTTCGCAAGGTAATAAGCCTTACGCTCTTGCGTAGTCCTAAACGGTTTGCCAGTTACCGAGTTGTAAAGAACAACAGGTTGGGCTTCAGCAGGAACATGTAACCCTTGCATAATTTTTGTACTCGTAGTCACATATTCCCCCTAAAAATCTAAGAAAGCGATACCGCATCACCAAGCATCTCAACACCCCATACATCAACAGTTTCACCCTGACCCCATACTCCAACAGTTACGATCTCCGTACCACGGAGAGAAGCATCTCGCTCCTCTTCAGCACGAATTTCTTGTTCTATTGCAAGGTGCAAGGCTCGCTGTGAAAGTACAGCACCCTTAGCATCGTCAGAACCATCTCGGCTGATGTTCGGAGATTCGATAATCGGGACACCAAATAGAGGGTCACGACCACGCATGTAGTTCTTGACTACATCCTCTGAAAGACCAGTAGGAATTGGTTCTCCACCAACAGCACTAATTGAGTTAGCCTGTCCAGCTACGTCAGTAATCAAACGACGAATCTGCTCAGGGTGAAGCGAAGCGTTGATTGGGTTTGGTGCTGGTCCGTAAGTCGAGTCATCACTACGCAAGAATCCAACAGCTACTGCTATTGAGTTCAAGTTAAGCGACGCACCTGCGGAACCAATCGAGTTAGAAAACCCGTCAAACAACCCGATGATGTCCTGATCGAGAAGCCGACCAACGGCTCGACCATGCTGCTCACCTACAACGGCGATAGCATCATCGTTACCTTGATAAGCAAGACGGTCAGAAACAAACGTCATTACACCATGCTCGGAAGCAGTCTGTGTAACTACGTTGGCAACTTCTGGACCTTGTACTGGAGAGATGTCAACTCCCTCTGACAAAGCCACAGCAGTTGTTCGGCCATAAATAGGTACAGTGACCTGGTAATGACCATTAGGAATCGTAATGTTAGTTACGAGATCCTTGTTAGGAGCAGCAGGTTCGATGTTGTCGATTGCTTCTGCAAGCAGAATGTTTGACACATCTTGAAACGTACCGCCCCCCGCTGACCCATTTTTGGTCAGCGTATTAGTGGAAAGCGAAAGTGGCATTGTTATTTACCTAAAACGAAACAGACCCTGATTTACGTAATTCTTCTTTTCCTTTTCGGTATTGATTTTGGTCAATACGACCGGAAGAAAATAACTCCGCAAGTTCAGATCTGGAAGATATTGTTTTTATACTTTTTTGAGGCGCACCTTGCGTTGAAGGTGTTGCTGGTGGTGCTTGTTGAGCAGGTGTTTGCTGCGTAACAGGAGTTTCTTGAACTGGAGCAGCAACAGTTTTACCTGACATGCGCTCTATATTTTGCCTAGCTAACTCAATTGACTGGGTAACAGACATATTTTTCTGCCATCCTGTCCAAATATTTGGATCTTCATGTGAGATATTCAGGTTGTTTTCAGTTATCAACTCCTGCGAAGCCGTGGCAAGCGCAGTTAAATATGGATCTTGTTGCGGTGCTTGTGCCGTAGCTGCGTTCCGCTGTTGCTCTATCACCATCTCAGCAAGTTCATCTTGCCCCATACTAAGAAGTTGTTCTCGTTTTGCAGATTCAGCTTGCTCAAGCAATGGTTGTATTGATTGCTTAAAATCATCTAATTCTGTTTTCAACGATTTTTCAACAGCAGCTATCCTCTGCCCAGATACCTGTGCTAAACGTCCTTGCTCTTTGCCAAGAAAGTCCTTTACCACTGAAAGCGGGTCTGGACTCTCTGCGACTGGAACAGGAGCATCTACCTGTGGTTCTGCTGGTTGTTCCGCAGTCTCCGTAGAGGGGTTAGTTGCAAGAATTTCCTGTGCAGTTTCTTCTGGAGTCTTTTGCTGTTGTACTTCTTCTACCATGTCCGTAGACCCTTCTATCCTTAGATAGTTATTACTATACTTAGTTTACTGTACTTCAGTAAAACTATTGTAAGTGTCTTCATCAATTACTTGTTTACTTGACCAGAAACCTCTTGCGCCTAAATCTTTATTATTGGGATGCATAAAAGTATCTGTATATCCAAATCGGAATAAGTATCCATCCAAGCCTTGATCTTCTTTTCTTAAAAGCTCCCTAGTTCTTCTAACATATGAATTAATTGACTTAATAATAGGACTTTGACTCAAAAGTAATTGTTGTTCTCTAGTTCCATTTCGATAATCAGAATAGAATTTTTCAATTTCAGCTAACGACCTTCCATATTCAATAGCTGCGTTTTCATAAGCAGCTTTTTTAGGTGAATCGTAGTAGCGCAACGAATATTTTTCTCGTTGGAAAAATTGTTCCTGTTGAATTGGATGTAAATAATTACCCTCTTTTAGATTTTTCGTAACATAGTCATACGCTTCTGTACCATTTTCATCAACCCAGGCAAGTAAAGCTTCTGCTTCTGCGTCATAATCGTAATAATCAATACCGTGTTCAGTTTGTTTTTCAAACTCAGGGTTGAACGCTACCTGTTCAATAAAACTAGTTATCCATATTTCTTCTGTACGTTCTGTCCCTTGCACGTTATTTAATTTTTTTAAGAAGTTATGTACTTCAACGTATTTGCCAGTTTCACTTTTGTCATACAACGCTTCAAATTGAGGAGAAAACTCCTTGTTTATTTTTTGTAATTCTTTTCTTAAGTCTGCTACACCATATTCCGGGATACGTTCAAATCTTGAAAAAACGTCATTTTGTTTTTTTGTTTTTCTTTCAGTTACTTCATCAATCTCGTCATAAAACTCATCCACTGTTGTTGTTTCAATTTGGTTTAGTTCACGCCTTCGATCAATTAGTTCATTTACCGTCGTAAAAGCATTCAGCACACTAGCTGAAACATCTGAACTTACGCCTTCTTTTAGTTCTTTATTAAGTTGTTTTTTCCTTGTTGGATCTAAACTGTTATACCCATTAAAGCCTTCCGCACCGTATTTATCATTTGCTGCTTGATCACGTATTTGCCTTCGACGTTCATACGCAGATAAAGGCCGAGTCCGTAAACCTGCAAATTCAGCGACAGCCGTGGAGTACCCAATTCGATAAGGGTCAGCAACCACCAGATCCTGCATCCAGAACGGTAGAGCTTTTCTAGACTGGGCAGTAGCAAAACTTTTTGGACCTTCATATGGTTGTCCAAAATAGTCTTCTTCTGTAATGGCATCAATAATCATTGAACCGCCTGGAGCCGTAAAAGCCCGGCTTCTCAAAAGACGGAACCACTCATTATCTTTATACCCACCATCCTCATTGAAATCTTTGTAAATAGCATCAACGTCATCTGGACCAGCTATCGCACGATATGCTGCTCGTGGCAAAGAAACTACTTGACTGCTTGGACCAACCCAATCATTCCCTATTTGAACTTGCAGATAATGTGGTTGAGTCGGATCAAGGTTTACATCTTGCCCTAACGCCTGTCCGACTGCCCATGTATACGCTTGAAGCGCAAACCATCCACCTATTACTCCTTCTCTAGCAGCAGCACCACTTGCACCCCCACGAGTCATACCATCGCTAAGTAAAGCGATCATTGAACGGGTCATGCGAGGTGAAAAGAACAAAAACGTTGTTTCGATCTGACGTTGAAACTTAGTAAGACCTGCTGCTTCAGAACTCAGAGTACCAGTTGCTTTGTTTAGGAAATCTCCAATTTCTCGATACATCTCTGCTTTTGCAGCATCTGATAAATTATCTGCTTTGTTTATATGATCTGTCATAGCCTCGAATGACGAGATCTTGACTTCATCTATAAACGTAGACCAGGCTCCTTCAAACCTTTTCAACACTGATTGAAGATTTTTTCGTCTTGCTTGAGGCCAACTTAAAGTTTCACCAGGTTTTGTAAGCCATTTACTTATTGGACCACTGTTATTTATTGCTTCGTAAGCCTCTACTGTCGGTCTACTTAAAGTTACTCCAGCAAGATTCATTCTTCGTAAAAGATCTCTACGTTCTGGGTTGTACATACGAGCTTGAATTTGATCTGGTCGGGCAAGCGAGATAAAACTGTCTATAGTTGCATCAGCTAATGCTTTGTGTAATTTTTTACCTTGTTGAACAAGCTTTGCATCGCCTTTTGCTAACCCTCTAAGAATATCTGATGAAGCTTTACCTAAAATAACAGGACCGTAAATAGCAAGAAGACCTACGTCTACACCTGTTCCTGCAAGTCGAAATATTCTGCTGATATCCGCTGCTGTTCGGCCTACTGTACTTGTAATCATTCGGTGCTTCAGAAGACCGAAAAGTCCTTCTTTATTTTCAAGAAGTACATCGAAGTCTTTTGCAAATCTGGCAGCAGCTTTATCGTCTGTAAAAAGTAAGCTATCAAACAAACGCTGGCGTTCAGTAGGGGTTGTTTGATCTGTAAGTCGTTTTAATTCTCCCGTATCTTCGAGTTTGTAAACAACATCTTTTGTCTTTCGCCCCCCGTATTCACCCGCAGCACCTATTTTTTTAAATTCTTTTTCTTCTCCTGACTTAAGAACATTTTTCAGATCTTTTACAACTTTGACACCGTATTTTTCCGCAAGACCGTTAGAAGGGTTTTGGAACAACTTGATCAAGCGTTCTTCTAAGGCAGCATCTGCAATTTGCTTGTAGACCCCACTGGCGTAAACAGAAAGAGTATCTTCAGGAGTGGCATAGGCAATTCGTCCGCTGTCAACCGCTGCGAGCAGTTCATCCGGGTCAAGTAAAGTTCGCGCCTTGTTGTAATATTTTTCAAACGTAGCGTCAGCATTCCCACGCAAACCCCCGTTTGTCTTACTCCAAACAAACCTTGAAGCGAATGCACCGTCATCCATTAATCGTTTTATCCGAGCTGCTCCACTTAACATTATCTCAGCACCATCGGCTGCCACCCCAATTGGAATACCGGACTCGTCCAGTAGTTTTGCAAACTCACCGTAAGCTTTGGCTCGCTGAATCAAATAGTTGCCCTGACGCGTTATTTGACCGTTCTGGAAAAACGGGCTGCCAGCCTTCTTAAAATTATCTGCTATGTCATAAACAATAGTTACAGCACCATTTGAAAGTCGTACTTCCGAAACATTTACTACTGCATTTATGACATCTGATTCGTGGAACCTTAAGTTTTCAAATCCTTCAACAATAGTTCCGTACCGATTTTTTAGAGCAGTTTTGACAGCAGCACCAGTACGACCTGTTGGGTCAAGTTTATTTAAATCGATAATTGCATTTTCTATCGTTTCACCGAACACCTGTTTTGCAGATCCTGTGACTGCCTGGATATTATTTACAACGACTGCTGCACGGTTCTGCAAGTTGGCATTGATTAGCGCGCTCTTTATGCGTTCAGTACTTAGATCTGGTACATCGAGCTTTGCAATCAATCGAGGGGTTATGGCGTTAATAACACCTGTAAACGGCATCTGGATTGCTTCGGGCAAAATGTTGTACATCGCGCGAAGGGCATCCTGGACTTTACTTGCTTGCCCACTTCGTATATTAGCTTCAGCAAGTTCGTTAAGTTCATCTGAAGTATCTATTCGGCGTTGAGCATTAGTTGCATCATCTGTCTCGTCAAAGAACCTTGCGCCCTGTCCTATTCGATCATCGGCTCTGTTACCGATTATTACCGGCTCTATGTAATCAAAAGCACCGGCTATCTGCGGAGCAGTGCGTTCTCCCATCTGTGCTTCTGCAAGTTCTTTTATTTCTGCACCAGTTCGTATTTTTATCTTAGAAGCAGCCTCTGCCTCTTCTTCAAGAACTTTTATTGCAGATTCAATCTCTTGCCATTCTTTTGATTTTTTATCTAGTAAGGATTGATTTTTTCTTAACGCTGCAATTTCTTTTTTCCTGGCTGCTGCCCTTGCAGAACCTGCGAGTGATTCTTGCTGAAACTGTCTTTGCAAAACACCGATGTCAGTGTTGTCTATTATCTCTTTACCTGCATCCGCTTTTGCTTTTATTGCATCTAAAGTCAGTTCTTCAGCAGGGACTTCATTAGCAGCTCGCCAAGTTTCAAGAATCCTTGCTTTTGCGCTAACTGCTGTTTTTGGAGAATCTATAAGGGCGCGAGGGAGATTAACTACTGCACCTTTTGCTGTTGCTTTTGCTGCTGTTGTAACAAACTTAGCGTCGTTTACCCAACCTGCGCCTGGAAGAAGGTTGAGCGGATCTAGAGCGATCTCTACCGTACCCTTGTAATATTTCGGTAGATTAATGTCTTTGTAAGCACGGCGAGAAGCACGAATGTCAGCACTAGCATTTCGGAAGAATCCAGTATCATCCCATTTTTCTCCTGTTTCTTCCTCGAAATACTGCTCTCTTAGTTCTTGGAATTGATCAAGAGTTTCCTGTGGAATCCCAGCATTGCCTAAAGCATCCAGCCAAGGCAGTAACCACGAAGCGAAAATCTCTGCACCTTGCTGTGCTGGTTGAGCGCGTCGTGCTGCTTCTGTCCCTGCTGCAAAAAACTGCCTTATTCCTGCACCCTTACCCTGTTCAGCACGTTCTTCCATAACCTGTCTAAATTGCTTATCAAATTCCTGTTCTCCTTTTAACCCCCTTGAAACAAGTCCTACAGCCGTGTTGTATGCTGGCTCTATTGCACCTAACGCTGTTATTCCAGCATTAGCAATATTAGATCGGATACCGGGCGCAAAACCACCAGTAAACCTGAACGGCTCTTCGCGCTCATCTTCAGGACGAACATCAACACCTTTTACAAATGCAGGGTCGGCTGGTTGGTTAACAGGTGGTACATATTCTTGACCAGGTGGTAGTTCAGGAATTTTATTTAGTTCTTCAAAATGCTTAGATCTTTGAAGGGCTAACTGGTCTTCTTGTATTTTTCTTGCTATTTCTTCAGCGCGCCTACGTTCTGCTGCTTGAGCAAGTATAAACCTTCGTTGACGTTCTTCTTCAGCGCGAATCTGATTAAGAAATGCTTGTGTTTCACGTTCAAAAGGATTTGCTTGAAAAGGACTAACCATATTAGTAGGTAAAGCGCGTTGTTGTTCGCGCTCCTAATCCCCCAGGTCGTGTTGGAGCAGCAAGTGGAGTTACTTCTTGTAAAAAGGGCGTAAGTTGTTTTCCAGACATTGCTGCATCTGCTTCAAAACCACCACGATCAAAAAGGTCTGCTGTTTGATACTGCCCTACTGTTGGTCTAAAGCCGGGACTTACTGCTGATACAGGTTGAGTTGTGCTACTAATATTTTGAGTAATAGGTTGATTAGAAGGCATCATTGTTGAAGCAGGACTCCCTGCTCCTAACGCAATGTCAGGGTTTATATCAAAACCCGGTTGTGTTTGATAAAACGGCACAGGAAAACTAGAAGGCTCAGGCGGTGGTACTGGTTGAAAATTTCCTGCACTAAAGAACGGTGTAAGAGCCTCTTGTAATTGCGCTTCCCCTAAAATTCGTTGCAATCCACCTAAAGCCTGTGGACTTGTTTGAAATAATTGCGGAAGAAGTGCCATGCGTTGTTCTGCAAGGCGTTGTTCTGGAGATATTCCACCTCTTGCTAACTGATTCTGTAAATCAATTTGTTGTTGTGCAGTAAGTCCAAACGGATTACCCGGAGCCTGTGCAAGTGCAAGTTGCTGTTCTGAAGTAAGCCCACCACGAAGAATCGTGCTGATGTCGTTAATCTTTGCATCTGTTTGTAATGCTGCAAACGGATTGTTAACACCCGCCTTTGCTTGTAACTCTGCAAGAGTTAGTGCGTCCTGCGCTGCTGTTTCACCGCCCAGCCCAGCAATAGCTCCAAATGGAGATGTAGTTCCGAACCTAGATGCAATATCTGCTGATTCCGCTCCTCGCTGAGTACTAAACGCTTGAAGGGCAGCTTGAGCAAGAGGAGATAAAGACTGCTGAGTGCCGACTTGACGAGTTTGAACTACACCATTTTCGTCTGTATAAGTTTCTAAAACAGGCTGTTCTACGATGTACTGATCTGGATTAGCGTAAAAGAGATTTAGCATATCTCCAAGACTATTTACAGGAACTCCTTCAAGAGTTAGTGGTTCAGGCACCGCTGAACCAAAATCAGGCACCCTGGCACGGAACGGAGTAACAGGTCCAACTCCTGTCATAGGATTAACATAATCAGGTTGATCGCCTTCAAAACCTGTTATTTGAGTCGGGTCAACTCCTATCGGGTCAACTTGGGTTGGGTCAATACCAGCATTAGCTATTCCTGCTTCAGCAAGTTGGTAAGGCTCTAATTCAATATAGTTTTGAATCCCATTAAGTAGAATAATCTGCTGTAACTCTGGAGAAAGTGCCTGATATTCACCATATCTGTCTTTCCAAAATTGAGGAAGATTTTCAGGAATACCAGTGTCTTCTACTTCTACGACTTCTTCGCCATCACGTTCTCGTTGTAATTTTTCTAAGTAGTCTTTCGCAAATTGTTTACTTTGTTCTTCATCTAAATCCATCAACTCAGAGTCTGTCATTGTTGCAGCACTTTGAACTTCTGTGTCAGCTTCATCGGCATCTGTAGATGGATCAGTTACTATCTCGTCAAATCCTGGAGGAAGCTGATCTTCTATTTCTGCTTTTCTTGCGTCAAGCACTTCATCTGCAATATCGCCCCATGTAGCTTTGAAAGCACGATCAGTTATGATACTTCCATCAATCAGCCCACCATCAATGTTTCTATCCCAAGTGCTATCACCTCGTGGAGTGTTGGCGTAATAGTTACGTGCTTGCTGCAACATATTCTCAACAGAACGGTTCAGGGTATCTCTACCGCCTAGTTCTGCAATTTTCCGTATTGCATCTTTTATTTGCTCTTTGCCTATAACTTCATTGTCGTCTTTCCATTTATAGGCATTTCTCCACATATCAACAGGCAGAATTACACGCCCTTGACCGTCTACCCTTATATCCGCAAGCTTGGCATCCCATGAACGTACTGGACCAGTTAGAAGAGCAGTTTCTTGCGCACGTTCTTGCGCACGTCGCTCTCGTTCTTCCCTAGCAAATCTGTCAGCTTCCAATGAATCTATTTCTG